GAACAAAAATCTCACCATCCTTTTTGGTTATTTTGCCAAAATCAAGAAAAATCAAGTTTATTCTTGAAATCTTGATAAATCTGGATTATAATACATTTGTCCCAAGCAGTTGGTCACCTTCCCCTGCTTGGGACGTCTCGGAATCAAACAGGCCTCCTATTGGCGGTGGAATGCTTGTAGACCCCTGCGTGATCTCCTATTTGACAAAAGTACCCTCTGCGAGGGTACACTCAGGCTCTGGCTGTGTCTGCTTGCAGCTTGGGCCGGACTCATTGCCAAGTAGAAAAAATGTAATTTGATAACCGCAATTTCATTTTACACTCTTTCTCTGTGCTTGGCAATGTTTTTGACCCCGATTTGAGAAACATTTTGCACAAGTGAGGTGAGGAAGAACGGTTACTACTCGTCGCAAACTTTTCACAGACACACTTCTCGGCAATCTGCTAGACGCACAAAAAAATATGGCATCCGCCGAAAAGGTAGATGCCAAAGGGCTGATTTTGCTGAGCCGCTTTATTTTACGCATTTTGAAGCAGCTGGGTGACGAAGCCATAGAGTTGGGAGCGGAAGCAGAGGACAAGCGGGGTTAATACCCAGTAAACGATTTGAAGCACTTTGATTGCTATTTTATCTCCGGAGATTCCCAAGAACTCGCACAACTTACTTGGAAGAAAAAACAACAACTGAATCCAGTACAAGGGAGAAAGGCATTCCAACATACTCATTCGGAAATATCCTTTTGCTTGAGTAAAGCTGTTCATCATGTGGCAAACCACATCCTGCCGTTTATTCGCCATATTATCAAAAACATACACCCTTGTTGTCATGACCTTTCCGTACCCGACAGGCTCACAATACGGTACAATCGGCGTCGAAATTTTGGCTTGCTTAAATAATTTTCGAGCAGGCGCAGCATAGAGAGTGAAAACTTCTCCCTTGCCTGTCAAATATGCATTGTACTTTTTCTCATAGTAAACAGCTCGGGCATAACCTGATATGCAAAAAACAGTTCTATAAGC